GACAAGTCGGCCTATCAGCGGTTCTGGCAGCCGGTCTACGAATGGATGCTGGAGCGCATGCGAAGCGCTGAGCACGTTGCTGCCGAGAGTCTCTCAAGCGCGTTGAACCGCGCCGCTTAGTGGGGACTTGCAGGGTCCCCACTTTGGCGTGCAATCTCGTCACCATCCAGACGCAAGCCCCGGCCCAGCCGGGGCTTTTTCTTTTCCGGAGACGCTATGGCGCAGATCACTCCCCAACAGGCTGGCGGCGTGAACGTCGTAGCCTTCCTCGACATGCTGGCCTGGTCCGAGGGGACCGACAACGGCAAGCAGCCAACCAACAACAGCGGATATGACGTGTTGGTGGGTGGCAGGCTCTTCAACACTTACCGCGATCATCCGCGTGTTCTGGTTCGCCTGAACCCGAAGCTGGCGTCGACGGCTGCAGGCCGCTACCAGTTCTTGTCGCGCACTTGGGACAGCCTGCGGCGCCAGATGGGCTTGGTGGACTTCGGCCCGCTGAGCCAGGACAAGGGTTGTATCAGGCTGATCCAAGGGCGCGGTGCTTTGGAATCGGTCAAGGCCGGCCACATTCATCACGCGATTGCGCTGTGTTCCAAGGAATGGGCGAGCCTGCCAGGTGCGGGCTATGGCCAGCACGAGCACAAGTTCTCCGACCTGTTGGCTGTGTACCGCAAGGCCGGCGGGACGGTGGCGCCATGATCGGGGTCGACGTGGACTGGCAGGCCATTGGCACGGCAGTTGGGGGCCTGATGGTCGGCGCCGGCGGCGTGGCGCTGTGGTGGCGCAAGCAGTTCGTAGAGACAGCCAGGGAAGGGGCCGAGGTCAACGTGATCCAGCTGATGCGCGAGGAAGTGACCCGGCTGGGCGAACGGGTTGGCCGCATGGAGCGGCGAGAACTGCGGCTCATCCGCCACATCTACCGGCTCGAAGGGCTGATGCGGGCGGCCGGTTTGGAGCCGCCGCCGTTCGACCCGGACAGCGACACGATCAAGGCAGGAGGTTCGGAGTGAACCGCATAGCCATCGCAGTCGCCGCCTTCGCCCTGTGGTCTGTAGCCATGTTCGGTGCCGGCTGGGCTTGGCGAGGTGACCGGGCAGAGGGAAGCGAAGCCAACCAGGGCGCATCCGGAGCTGTGGCCGTGGCCGAACAGGTGAACCGAACCCGCGCCGTCGAACACCGCCAAGCCGACAGCCTGGCCACCATCGGAGCAAAGCATGAAGAAGACCGCACTGCGGCCGCGACCGTCCCTGCTGCTGTTGTGGCTGACCTGCGCGCTGGTCGTCTCCAGCTGCGCGACGACCTCGCCACCTGCAATACCGCTCGCCTGTCCGAAGCCGTCGCCGGCGCCGTCGAACGTGATGCGCATGCCCAACTACGAGCAGAGGTCGCGGGAGATCTTGTTCAGATCGGGCGCGATGCCGACGACCAGATCCGAGCCTGCCAAGCAGTGATTGCCGCTGACCGCATGCAGGCCGGGCGATGAACCGTCGGTTGCTTGCGCTGGGCCGGCTGAAGACTGGCGAGATGAACAAGACCGAGGCGGCCTATGCCGAGCGCCTGCGCGCGCTGGAGGCATCCGGCCAGATCCTCTGGCACAAGTTCGAGGGCCTGAAGCTGAGGCTGGCCGACAACACGTTCTACACCCCGGACTTTGCCGTGGTCGCTGCTGATGGCGTGATCGAGTGCCATGAGGTGAAGGGCCACTGGCAGGACGATGCCAGGGCCAAGATCAAGATTGCCGCGGCCATGTACCCATTCCGCTTCATCGCGGTGAAGGCCAAGCCCAAGCGGGATGGTGGCGGCTGGGCAGTGGAGGAGTTCTGATGGCTGCGACAGTGCGCGCGTCGATACGCATGCGGTGGTGGCTTCGTTGCTACCTGGCCGCAGTGATGTGGTTCGCCCGGGCAACGGGCATGGAGCCGGACTGGGACCGGGTCGACCGGTGGATACGCCGTGGCCTGGTCCTGCAAACAACGAGGATTGCTGATGAACGATGCACAGATTGAAGCGCTGGGGGCCGCGCTGGCCACCGAGCAGGCTACGCGCGCTGTTGCTGTTGCCGGCTTGGCCGCGCGCATTGATGGCAGCACCGGCGATCGAATCGATCGGTTGGTCGGGATCATTGAGCAGCAGGGCAAGCAGATTGCCGAGCTGGCCATGCATGTGGGCCTGCTGGTGCAGGCCGTGGCGCAGCTGCTGGGCGAGGAGGCGGGCACGCCTGTGCATGACGAAGGTGTCGAGCCGGAGCGAGTCGACCTGGACGGGAATCCTTACTGATGCCAACCCGGCCACCCCAGCACCGTGCGGCCGGCTGGCGCCCCTACAAGGAGACCACCGCCCAGGTCCGCAAGAGGCAGGCACGCCGCGCCCTGCCCACCAACTGCTCGCTGTGGCGCCGGCTCCGTGCGGTGGTTCTGGCTCGTGAGCCCCTGTGCAGATGCTGCGCCGGGCAGGGCAGGGTGCGGCCGGCCACCGAGGTCGACCACATCGACGGGGACGACAGCAACAACGCCGACAGCAACCTGCAGCCGCTGTGCCGGACGTGCCATAGCACCAAGACGGCACGGGAGAACGGCGGGTTCGGCAGGGATGCCCGCCCACACGGCTGAGCTGGATGAGCGGCGAGTTATCCACCGAAAGCTGAACGGAAAGGGAGGGGGGAGGGTCAAAGTTGAGGGCCTTCCTCGCCCGATACGCGCGCCCCCCTTTCTTCTCGCGTCCACAGAATTTGAATTTTGGATTTGGAGCTGACCGGCGATGGCCAGGCACAAGCAGCCCGCCGAGCTGGCAAAGCTCAAGGGGGCGGACAAGCGCAACCCGCAACGTTACAGGGCCGAGGTGCCAAAGACGGGGAAGACACTGGGCAAGGTGCCCGGCCATCTGCCGGACGAGGTCGCGGTGGTCTGGAAGGAGCTGGAGAAGTGCGCCCTGCCTGGCGTCCTGACCAGCGCCGACCGTTTCATCATGGAGGTGGCGTCATCGCTGCTTTCCGAGTTCCGTGCCAACCGCGGCGAGTTCGTTGCGGCCAAGTACTCCCACCTGATCGGCTGCCTGGCGCGCCTGGGCCTGACTCCGGCTGACCGTCAGAAGCTGGGGACCGAAAAGACCCCGGAGGGCAACCCATTCGACGAGTTCTGATCCATGACGCCGAGCGATTCAGCCAAGGCATACGCCAAGGGCGTCACGTCAGGAAAGATCCCGGCCGGCGAGTTCCTCCGTCTGGCGTGCCAGCGGTTCCTGGATGACCTGAAGCGCAAGGGGGCCGACTGGCCCTACAAGTACGACGCCGAGAAGGCGGACCGTGCGGTGCGGTTCATGGAGAAGATGCCGCACACGAAAGGAAAGTGGGCGGCGCAGAAGCGCCTGCTGGTGCTGGAGCCCTGGCAGCACTTCATCGAGTGCAATCTGTTCGGCTGGGTCCACAAGAAGCCCGGGCACCGGCGCTTCCGCCGCGCATACGAGGAGATCCCGCGCAAGAACGGCAAGTCGTTGCGACTGGCTGCCCGTGGCCTGTACCTGTTCTGCGCTGACGGCGAGGCGGGCGCGGAGGTCTATTCGGGCGCTACCAGCGAGAAACAGGCGTACGAGGTGTTCCGCCCGGCTTGGCAGATGGTTCAGAAGCTGCCGGCATTGCGCGCCCGCTTCGGTATCGAACAGGCGGGCAACCCGAAGAACCCGGGGCCGCTGTTCGTCATGGAGGACATGTCCAAGTTCGAGACGATGATCGGCAAGCCCGGCGATGGCTCGAGCCCGCACGCGGCGCTGGTGGACGAGTACCACGAACATGACGATGACCACATGGTCGACGCCATGGAAACCGGCATGGGCGCACGCGAGCAGCCGCTGCTGTCGATCATCACCACGGCAGGCACCAACCTGTCCGGCCCATGCTTCGAGATGCGAGGCGATGCCATCCGCATCCTGCGCGGCGAGGTGACCGATGAGACGGTGTTCGCGGCGATTTACTGCATAGACGAGGGCGACCGCTGGGACGATCCGGCGAGCCTGCGCAAGGCCAACCCGAACTACGGCGTTTCCGTGTTCGAGCAGTTCCTGCTCGACCAGCTCGCCAAGGCAAAGCGGTCGGCCAGTAAGCAAAGCGCGTTCCGTACCAAGCACCTGAATGATTGGGTCGGCGCCAAGCTGGCATGGATGAACATGCTGGCCTGGCAGCGGCAGAAACGACGGTTTGAGGTGTCGGACTTTGCGGGCTGTCCGTGCTGGGTCGGTGTCGATCTGGCATCCAAGCTGGACGTGGCTGCCGTGGTGCTGCTGTTCGAGAAGGGCGATAGCTACTACGCCATTCCCCGGTTCTACGTGCCGGAGTCGGCCGTGGAGGAAAACGAGAAGTACCAGCAGTTCCTGCTGGACGAGCTGATCGTGTCCACGCCCGGGAACATGACGGACTACGCGTTCATTGAAGAAGAGCTGAAAGAGCTTGCGGCACAAGGCATCGACGTGCAGGACATTGCCTTTGACCCAGCGCAGGCGGCGTACCTGATGACGCGCCTTGAACAGGAAGGACTGCCGACTGTGGAGATGGCGCAGTCAGTGCGCAACCTCTCCGAGCCCATGAAGGAAGTGGAAGCCCTGATTCTGTCGCGGCGCCTGTGGCACGACGGCAACGCGGCGATGACCTGGATGATGGGCAACGTAGTGGCGCGCGTGGATGCCAAGGAACACGTCTATCCCCGCAAGGAAAAGATGGAAAGCAAGATCGACGGCGCGGTGGCGCTAATCATGGCCATGGGCCGCGCCATGCAGGCGCGGGACACCGGCACAACCCAACAAGGCTTCGTGGTGATCGACTGATGTTCGGACTATTCGAGAAGAACCGGCGGGCCGATGCCCGCGACCGTATCGAGCCGACGATCAGCAACCTGGTCGACGGCGAGGTGATCCAGTCCTCCGGCATGGGCATGTTCGAGGTGTTCGGGAATCCGACGACGGCCTCCGGCGCCGTGGTCAGCCCGGAATCAGCGATGCGGGTCTCGGCGGTGTTCGCTGCCGTTTCGCTGCTGGCCGGCGCGATCGCCCAGCTGCCGCTGCCTGTGTTCGAGCGGGTGGACGGCCATCGCAAGCGGGCGGAGCATGACTACTGGTGGCTGCTGAACGAGCAGTTCTCCTCCGGCTGGTCGAGCGCCACTGGCTGGGAGTTCATCGTCGGCCAGATGCTGCTGCGCGGTGATGGCGTGGTGTACGTGACGCGCAACCGTGCCGGGGTGGCGACCGGGTTGATCCCCTGGCCACGCGACAGGGTGATGATCCTCAAGCAGGAGAAAACCAGCCCACGGGAGCCGACACGCCTGCAGTACTCGTTCCACGATGCGGACGGGTACTTCACCGTCGACCAGGACGACGTGCTCCATTTCCCCGGCTTCGGTTTCAACGGCGTGCACGGCATGTCGGTGATCCAGTGGGGCGCTCGGAACGGCATCGGCATCGCCATCCAAGGTGACGAGCACGCCGGCAAGTTCTTCAGCGAGGGCGGCAAGCCCGAAGTGGCCATCCGAACGCCCAACAAGATGACCAAGGAGCAGCAGGACGATTTCCGCGATGCCTGGGTCAAGAAGTACGGCGGGGTGCAGGGTAACCGTCGCATTCCGCTGGTTCTGACCGAGGGGCTGGAGGTTCACGAACTGACCATGTCAGCGGTCGACCAGCAGCTGCTGGAGTCGCGTCAGTGGCAGGTGATCGACGTAGCCCGCGCCTTCGGTGTGCCGCCCCACATGATCGGTGAAACCACCAAGTCGACCAGCTGGGGCAGTGGCATCGAGAGCATGGGCATCGGCTTCGTGAAGTACACGCTGGGCCCGCACCTGAAGCGGATCAAGGACGAGTTGAACCGCAAGCTGTTCCGCACGCCGCGCTACTTCGTTGAGCACAACGTGGACATGTTCATGGCCGGCGACTCGAAGACGCAGGCCGAGTACTTCAGCAAGGCGTTGGGTGGCCCTGGCACGCAAGGCTGGATGGTCGTCAACGAAGTCCGCCGCCTCAAGAACCTGCCTCCCATCGAGGGCGGCGACAAGCTCTACCAACCGAAAGACCCCGCGCCACCGGCGAAGCCGGACAGCGACGACCCTGAAAGGAACCCTGAAGATGCCGATTCCTAAGTTGCTGCAGCTGGCCAAGAACAACGCCGGCCAGTCCAAGCCCATCCGGGCGGAGACCGAAGGCAAGGAGGCCACGATCTACCTGCACGGCGTCATCGGCGGGTGGTGGGGCGACATTGACGAGACGATGTTTGCCCAGGCTATGGCCGGCATCGACGCGGACGTGATCCATCTGCGCATCGATTCGCCCGGCGGTGACGTGTTCGCGGCCCGATCGATGATGACGGCCATCGCACAGCACAAGGCGACCGTGATCGCCCACGTGGATGGACTGGCGGCCTCGGCTGCCACCGGCATCTGCATGGCCTGCGATGAGGTTGAGATCAGCCAGGGCGCCGGTTTCATGATCCACAACGCCTGGACGGTCGCTATCGGCAACAAGGCCGATATGACCAAGACCGGTGAGCTGCTGGCCAAGATCGATACCGGGCTGGCCGGGGACTACACCCGTCGCACTGGTAAGGATGAAGCGCAGATTGTCCAGTGGATGGACGAAGAGACCTGGTTCACGGCCGACGAAGCCAAGGAACACGGTTTCGCTGATCGCGTGGTGGAGGTCGTCGGCAAGAAGAAGGCATCCAGCACCTGGGATCTGTCCGCCTACGACAACGCACCTGCCGCACTGGCCAACCGTACCCCCGAACCCGACGACGGCGCCGCCGCCGCCGCCCACAAGGCCAATCTGTCGCGCCGTCTGGCGCTGCTGGAACGCTCCGCTGCGTAAGCGACTCCCGCCCGCAGTTCATCCCGACCGCCGAAAGGCGGTTTTTTTTCGACACGAGGAAATCACCAATGCCCTTCAACATTCAGGCCGAGCGGGAGCGCCGCACCGCGCTGGCAAAGGAAACCCGCAACCTGCTCGACACCAGCACCGGTGACGGCAACAAGTGGACGCCTGAGAACCAGGCCAAGTACGACAACAACATCGCCGAGATCGAGCGCATCGACGCGGCGATCGAGCGTCATCAGAAGGTCATGGACCTGACGGCCGACGAAGCACTGCGCGAGCAGGGTGTGCGTGAACACGACACCGCCAACCGCAGCGGCCGGGAGCTGTCCAACGAGATGCGCCTGTTCGACCGCTGGGCACGCGGCGGTGACAGCGCCCTGAGCGCTGAGGACTGGAAGCAGGTCAACGCCGCCATGTCGGGCAATCCGGCCGTCAACCCGGAACAGGGTGGCTACACCGTGCCGACCACGCTGGCCGAGCAGATTCTGGAGGCTCTGAAAGCGTTCGGTGGCATGCGCCAGGTGGCTGACGTGTTCAGCACGGCCGGCGGCGAGCCGATGCAGTACCCGACCAGCGATGGCACCTCGGAAGAGGGTGAGCTGGTCGCCGAGAACCAGTCGGCGACCGATCAGGACGTGGCCTTCGGCACCAAGGGCCTGCAGGTCTACAAGTTCAGCTCCAAGGTGGTCACCGTGCCGTGGGAGCTGCTGCAGGACAGCACCGCCGATATCGCCGGATTCATTGAGAAGCGTCTGCAGACCCGCCTGGGCCGTGTCACCAATCGCAACTACACCGTCGGCACCGGCGTGGGTCAGCCCATGGGCGCTTTCACCGCAGCGGCCGTTGGCAAGATCGGTGCGGTTTCGGCGCTGCCGATCATCACCTACGACGACCTGGTCGACCTGGAGCACAGCGTCGACCCGGCGTATCGCCAGCTGGCCAAGTGGATGTTCCACGACGACATGCTGAAGCTGATCCGCAAGGTGAAGGACGACCAGGGCCGGCCGATCTTCGTGCCGGGCTACGAGCAGGGCAATCCGGGCGGTGCGCCGGATCGTCTGCTGAATCGCGACATCCAGATCAACCAGCACGCCCCGGCCCCGGCAGCAGGCGCCACCTCGATCGCGTTCGGCGACTTCAGCTACTACAAGATCCGCGACGTGATGGCAGTGACCCTGTTCCGCTTCAACGACTCGGCCTATGTGAAGAAGGGCCAGGTGGGCTTCATGGCCTGGATGCGCTCCGGCGGCAACCTGGTCGACGTGGGCGGCGCGGTGAAGACCTTCAAGCACGGCGCTGCGGCTTAACCGCCTCGGCCCACGAACGGAGGGACGCCCCAGCGCGGGCGTCCCTTGGAGACGATCATGGCAAAGCAGAAGAACACCCTCGCTCAGGCGGCCGGCCGTCCGCTCGATGCGGAGGAAGCGCCAGCTGCGGTAGTGGACGCAGCGGCTGGCCAGGGCGCGCAGCCGGGCGCCGAAAGCCCCGACGCTGACGCGGTAGCCGCCGTCGGTGAGCCGGAGACGGATGAGGGCGGATCCAGCCAGACGCCCGAAACCGTGGCGACGGACAATGACGTGCCGTCACCGAATGAAGAACCGGCTCCGCCGGAGGGTGACACCGTGCCGGCGCTGGTGCTCAGTGACAACCACCTGGGCAAGGTAGGCGAAGTGATACAGGTCAACGCGGCTCATGTTGATGCGCTGCGCCTTGGCGGGCTGATCGACCCCCACCCCAACGCCATCAAGTCGGCCACGCCGGAGGAATGACCCATGCTGCGCACGTTGACCCCGGCGGCAGAGGAACCCGTGTCGCTGAGCGAAGCGAAGGCGCACCTGGTAGTTATCCACGATGCGGACGACGCGCTGATCGGCGCCTTCATCACCGCCGCGCGTGAGTCGGTGGAGCGCACCACGGGGTATGCGTTGGCAGCAGCGACCTATGAGTGGACCCCGGTCGGCGAGGGCCGCTCTCCGCTGCCGATCGAGCCGGCCACGCTCGACAGTGAACCGGGCGCCTATCCGGTGAAGTTCACGACGACGCCGGGGCCGCTTCCGGGGCCGCTGCGCGCGGCCGTGCTGCTGTTGCTGGGTGACCTGTACGCCAACCGCGAGGCGGTCGTGGCTGGCTCGCAGTTGGCCGAGAACCCAACCTTGGATCGGCTGATGTTCCCCTACCGACGGGTGTTGCCATGAGGCGAGCAGGCAAATACCGGCATCGGATCGAGCTGCAGGATTACGGCCCGGTGCGTGATCCGCTCGGCGGGGACGTGAAGCAATGGCGTAGATGGCGGGCTGACGTGCCGGCAGAGGTAGTTCCGCTCTCGGGTCGAGAGTTCACTGCGGCCTCGGCCGAGCATGGGCAGGTAACTGCACGCATCGAGATCCCTTACCTGCCCGGGGTAAAGCCGACCATGCGTGCGGTGTTTGACGGGCAGGTGTACGCGATTCGTGCGGTGCTGCCGGATGCGACAGCACGCGGGCATATCACGCTGATGGTCGATGCCGGGGTGTCCGATGGCTGAGCAAGTGAAGATCGACGGCCTGGACGGCCTCCTGCGCTCACTGCGGGAGGCGCCCAAGGCGATTCAAGGGCGAGCCGTGCAAGCCGGTATGCGCAAAGGTGGCAACGTCATCCGTGACGATGCCCGCCGCCGCGCCCCGAGAGCATCGGGGTTCATGGCCTCGCAGATCGTCACCCGCCGGGCCAACACCAAGAGTCGGCAGCGCGCAGGTGTAGGCCAGGGCGGCGAGTACTACACGGTCGGGGTTAAGACCGGTCGCCGGCGCAAGTACGCCAACACCAAGCGCAACCGGCGCCGCGGCCGCGTCGGGAAGGTCTATGAGGAGGCGGGCTGGGCCTACTACTGGCGCTTCAAGGAATTCGGCACCAGGAAGATGAGGGCCGAGCCGTTCCTCACGCCGGCAGGCGAGACCAAGGGACCGGAGGCAGCGCAGGTGATCATCAATGAAACCTGGGCGGCGCTCGACAAGCAGCTGAAGGAGGATGGCTGGCGATGATGGTTCCCCTGATCCAGTCCCTGCTGCAGGGTGATGCAGCGGTTCGGCACGTTCTTGGCGACCCGATCCGGTTGTGGCCGGGAACCGCGCCACAGGATGCAGCACTGCCCTACGCGACGTGGGAGGTCGTCGGCGGTTCGCCCACCGCGATGCTGTCCGAGGCGCCGCCGGTCGACGGCTGGCGTGTCCGATTGACCGTGTGGGGCAAAGCCTTGACGCAGGCCAACGGCGCGGCCGTTGCCATCCGCGACGCGATCGAGCGCGTAGGCAGCATCGAGTCCTACAACCCCACGCCTGACAGCGACGGCACGGACGCCTTTGGCATTTCCTTCGACGCTAGGCTCCTGCAACTGCGCTGAACCACACAACGGCAACCCGCTGGCCCCGCAAGGGGCCTTTTTCATGCCCGGCGACGGGCGCAATACAAGGAAATCCCTATGGGACAGGTAATCAAGTCGAAGCACTCCCAGCTGTTCGTCGCCATCGGCGCGGCCGAGGTCATCAAGGTGACCCGCCTGCGTTCGGTCGGCTTCCCCGATGGCCAGGCATCGGAGATCGATATCTCCGACTACGACGACGACTGGGACCAGTTCGTCGCTGGCCGCAAGCAGACCGGCAGCACCAGCATCGAGATCATCTACGACAGCGTCGACCACGAGAAGCTCGAAGAGTTGCACGAGACCGGTGCCGTCGTGAACTGGCTGGTGACCGCGCCGAAGTCGGAAACTGAAGGAGCGGCGAAGCCGGTCGCAGTGGCCGGGAAGATCACCCCGCCCACTGACGTGCTGTCCAAGCAGTTCGACGGTTTCGTCCAGAACTTCGCGGTGACCAGCCAGGACAACGACGTCTGGAAGGCGACGATCACCATCCGCGGCTCCGGCGCCGTCACCACGCACCGCCCGACGCCGTAAGGCTGCGGCAACGGCGCCCACGCAGGCCCGCTCCGGCGGGCCATCTCTCTGACAGGGCGCGCGGATCCTCCGCGTGTTAGCCGTGCGCGGCCCGCGCGCTCTGTCGCCATTCGAGGAAACGGCCAATGAGCAAGACCAACGACACCCCCCAAACCCAGCCGCAGGAGCCCCTGAGCGTCCTGCAGTCGTTCACCAACCTGGGCATGTTCGCGTCCAAGGACGTGCACGCCGACACGATCACCCTGCCCAACGGAGCCAAGGCGCAGTTCCATGTCCGCGAGCTGCCGGATGCGGAGTTCCGCAAGCTGTGGGGCGAGGGCGACCGCGCCAAGCTGATCGCGGCAACCATCTGTGACGAGGACGGCAAGCCGGTCATGAACGCGGCGCAGGCCGCCCAGCTCAAGCCGCTGGTGGCTGCTGAGCTGCAGCGCGTGGCCATGAAGCATTCCGGCTTCGGCGAGGATGCTGCCCAAGCCCAGGCCGACGCGGGAAACGGCTAAGGCAGCGTGGCGATGACTGGTTCTGGAAGGTCCTCGCCGGTCACCTGCACCGGCCGGATTCAGAGCTGCGGGCCACCATGTCGCGCCGCGAGTTCCTGGAGTGGTGGGAGTTCCACAAGCGGAACCCCATCGACCCCGTGAGCCTGCACATCAAGCCCGCTGCCTTCGTCGCGTACATCACCGCCTCGCACAGCCAGGGCGGCACCAAACGCTCCTTTCAGCACTACCTCGACGCTCTTGTGCCACGGTCCGACGAGGACGAGGCGCAGGACTGGTTCGATGGACTGGGATGACCATGACCGACACTTTCGGGCGGTTCGCCGCCACGCCCATTGGCCCGGTACTCGCTGCGCGAGATGGCGGGCTCACCCTGGCCACCACCGGCGCCACCACGCTGGCCAGTCACGCACGTTCCGACTTCAGCCTTGATGCCGGGACGGTGGGAGTGGAGTTTGCTGTGTGGGGTGATGACGCCGTTGCAGCACTCGTAGGATTCGCCACCGGCCCGGCAGCGCTGAACAAGGCGCTGGGTGCAGACCTCGCCAGTATCGGCTGGGACCTCGCCGCCGGGCGGCTGCTGCAGGCAGGCGGTGCGATCGCGACGGGCCTTCCGACAGTGGCCCATGGGGACATTGTCGGGCTGCAGGTGGTGTTCTCGACCCCTCGCCAGCTGCGGCTATATCTCAACGGCGCGCAGATCCTGGTGCGCGAGCTGCAACTGTCCGGTCCGCTGTTCTTTGCCGCGTCGCTGGGCGCATCGAAGGCGGGTGGCCTCTGCCTGGCTGTCAACGCCGGGCAGTGGGGACCGCGAAGCGAGGCGGCGGCCGCTGGCTGGCGCTTGCCCACTGCATCCTTCAGCCCGACCCGGCTGGCCGATGTGGACTGGCTGTCAGCGCCCGGCGACAGCCCGGCCAATGCCCGTTACGAGGGGTTGGTGGCCGAGGGCGTCAACCTGATTCAGGAGCTTGCGTTCTGGCCGTGGGGTGGTGATCCGGTGTCCCAGGCAGCGGCCGCCGAGTGCGTCGTGGTCGACGCGGAAGGTTTGCTGGACGGGATGGCGGGCACTGGTGCCTCTGGCAGTTCGGTGCAGATCCTGCTGGCACCCGAGAGCGGCATGCGGGCCGACGCGGTCCCAGCCTTCCGTTGCGCGATCGAGCAGATCGAGATCAACGACGACGGCACCAAGACGCTGCACCTGCGCGATGCGCACGACTACCTGGACGAGACGATCAACCGGGGCGTGTTTCTGCCGAATGTCGCGTCATTGGCATGGAAGCCACAGCCGGTGGTGATCGGCGCGGTGGCCAGCATCCCTGCCATGGGCGCCAATTCGGACGCAACATCGATGTTCGTCGCTGACAGCCGGGTCTACGTCAATGCGGTGATGGACCGCGGCGACCTGATGGAGATCAACACCTACAACGAGGCGCCGGACGGGCAACAGCTGCTGCTGAAGTCGCCACCGGTGACGCCGGTGGTGGTTGACGCCTCCAGCGTCGGCGCGGGCATGATGCCGGCGCGGCTGGAGCAGGCGGTGGGTGATGTGATGGCCCGGTTGGGCCGAGCGGCGTGGTCGGCCAGCGACTGCGCGGTGATCGACCAAGCCACGGGCTACATGGGGATCGGCTACTACGCGGGCACAGCCATCACCGGCCGCGCGGCGCTGAATTCCCTCCTGCCCAGCTACGGCGCCGGCTGCTATCAGGATCCTGCTGGCGTCTTGCGCTTTGTCCGCGTGACCGCGCCCGAGACACATGCCGGTGCGTTCGCCTTCGACCTGTCGGAGGATGATCTGGCGGCTGATCTGGTCATGGTGCCCGACGATGCGCCAAACCTGACCCGACGCATGGCCTACCGGCCCAACGGCCAGGCGCTGGGCGCATCGGACCTGGTCACCGACGTTGTCGATGTGCCCCAGTCCCGACGCGATGAACTGACCGGCCTCTACCGGGGGCAGGTGTATGGTGCTGGTCCGCTGCACGCCCACTACCAGCGGGCAGAGGCGGCGGACCCGGTCATCTCGCTGTTCTGGCACGCGGCCGACGCGCAGCAGGAGATTGAGCGCGTCCTGGCCATGTACCAGGTGCAGCGCCACTTCTACCAGCTCGCGGTCCGTGGTGATCAGGATCTGGCGCCGCTGCCCGGGCAGATCGGTCGGCTTACCTACGGTCGATACGGCCTTGAAGACGGCAAGCCGGTGCTGGTGCGCCGGGTAGAGCGCAACCCTGCCACGGGGGACGTGGTGCTGACGGTGTGGGGATGATGACGTGTTGATTGGATATTGCATGCCGGCTGTCACGACGGTGACCCTCACCGGTGGCACGTGGCTCAGTGCGGACCAGGGCTCGGCGCTGTTCGACGGAAAGCCTGGCAGGGCGTCTCGGATCCGCCGCACCAGTTCGCTGGCGATCACGATCACCCTGGCCGAAGCTGTTGTGCCGGGGATCATCGCGATTCTCGGCCTCAACATTCCGCCCGGCGTCCAGGTGAGCGCCGCCGGCGCGAGTGCCACCACCGTGCGACTGCCAGACGGCAGTGTCTGCGCCTGGCTGTTCCCTCAGGCCAGCGCCTTAGTATCGACGGTGTCCGTCGAGATCGCCACAACTGCCACCAACGTGGACGTGGGCGAGATCGCGATCTTCCGGGCAATTGAGGTGGGCATCAGCGACGGCTGGGCGGTGGCCACAATCGACACCAGCTTGCACAACCGCACCAAGGGCGCCCAGGTGAACACGGTTCCAGGGCGTCTGTACCGCAGGCTGACCTGCACTCTGTCTGGCCGGGCGACTGCCATAGTGCGCGGCGGTGGCCTGGGTGGGACCGATTGGGAAACGGTGGCGGCAGCGATCGCCGGGCGCCGGCGCTCCTGTGTGGTTCCGCAGTTCCGGGACATGGTCAGCAAGGCGTTCGACCCGCTGCTGGCGGCGCGCTCGGCGCTCTACGGCTATCCGACACAGCTGCCGTCGGCGGAGAACATCAGCCGGCAGTACTTCTCCGGATACATGGAGTTTGAGGAAATCCCGGCCTGATTTTGTTGTGGAGGTTGCCCGCTGGCACAATCCCGATCTCAACGAGCAGGGAGCGGCAATGATTGAACACACGAGCAAAGTCGATGTTCCGGAGGGGGGGGGCCGGCCGGAAAAGCTGCCAGCCAAGGCTGGATCTGCGCTGGAGGACGTGGGCCGATTGATGGTGCTGCTATCGCTGGTTGCGGGAGTGGTTGGCGTGTTCGCCTTTGGGCGTGTGCCTCGCGTTACGTCGTGGGGCGGGGTTTCCCACGACTGGAACCTGCTCAACGTGTTCGCGGTGGTGCTGAGCACCGGGTGGGCGCTGGCCATGTCATGGGCCGTTTACCGACTGGGGACCGCCCTCTGCTGGCTTGAGCGTATCGGGAAGAAAGTCGAAGTTGAATAGAGATCGGGCGCAAAGCCCGGAAAACCTGTAGCCCAAGGCCCGCCCAGTGCGGGCCTTTTTTATGGACGAAACCATGAGCCTGTACACCCTCACTGTCGACCTTCTGTTGAAGTCCGGATCGTTCGAGCGGGACAGCGGCAAAGCGGCCCGAGTAGTGCAGCGGGACATGTCGAGCATTCAGTCGGCGATGTCTGAGGCAGCGCGACGTGGCGCCGATGACGTGGCGGCAGGGTTCCGTCGCGTGACGCTGGAGGCAGTCGGGATGGGCTCGGCTCTGGCCGCAGTCAAGGCGACAATCGGCCGGGCCGATGAATGGACCGGGATGAGCAACCGTATCCGCCTGGTCACCGCCTCGCAGGCCGAGTTTGTTGCGGCCCAGCAGGATGTGGTCCGGATCGCCAAAGCGACGTATCAGCCGTTGGACGCCACGGCGAGTCTCTATCAGAACCTGGCAATGGTTCAGGATCGGCTCGGCGTAACGGGCGCGCAGACAGCGCGGATCGTGGAGACGGTGAACAAGACGATTGCCATGTCGGGTAGTAGCGCAGCTGCGTCGGAGGGCGCGCTTACTCAGTTTGGCCAGGCCCTGGCGGCAGGTACGTTGCGCGCCGAAGAGTTCAACTCGATGGTCGATGGCGCATCCAAGCTGGTGCAGACCATTGAAGACGGAATGGGCATTGCCCGCGGCAGTCTCCGCAAGTTCGTGGTGGATGGCGGTGTCGCAGCCGATCAGATCGTCAACGCTCTGCTGAAAATGTCTGACGGCGTAGATGACTCGTTCGGGAAGATGCAAGTCCGTGTCTCGCAGTCGATCACCAACCTAAATACCAACCTGACTGAGATGATCGGCAGGGCAGATGAGGCAACGGGGGCTTCCCAAGCGCTTTCTGCGGGCATTGGGGCGCTTGCCAGCAACTTGGAAATGGTAGCGGTTGCTGGTGCTGCCGTGGCATCTGGCCCACTACTGAAGGCCCTACTGGCGCGGGTGGCTGCAGCTAACGCTGGAATGGCAGCAGATCGGGCCGCAGCTGCGCAGAACGTCGCTGCGGCGCAGCAGCTTGAGCTACGGACCCGCGCAGCTATGCTTGATGCTCAGGCGGAGGTGCGGCGCGCCTCTGCGATCGGCGGAAGCGTGTCTGTCAGTTCCAAGGCAGCTGCCGCGACCCTGGAGCATCGGCAGGCCGTCCTCCTGCTTGCTCAAGCACAAGGACAGGCCGCTGCCGCGAATGCCGGATGGGTGGCGCGCGCTGGAGCTTCGACGCTCGCGATGCTTGGAGGCCCGGCCGGTATCGTCACGATGCTGGCCACCGCCGCAGCCGGGTGGCTGATCTTCCGCGACAACACCGCGATAGCATCGGCCGCGCTGATCGATTTCGGAGGCGCAGCTGACACCGCCATCGAGAAGTTCAAGACCCTCAACGCCCAGATGCAGGCCGGTGAAATTCTGCGCCTGCAGAAGGAGATCGATGAGAACTATCGGACCATCACAGGTTCGATCACTGAAATGGTGGCGGCTGCGACGAACTTCGCTACAGCGAGCCAGGCATCCGAGTTCATTCAAGAAACCCAGCGGCTCGATGCTGCCTTCAAGGATGGGAAGATTGGCGCAGATGAATTTTCCAGCGGGTTGGAGGCGGCATGGCGGGCGATGATTGCTGGCTCGCCCGCTGCCGCTACGGTGGCCAAGAGCCTCACAGAAGAGACCGCCGCCGCTGCAACTGCTGGTAGGGAGGTCGATCGCAAGCGGGCAATCTTGGATGCGTTCACTGGCAGCAGCACCCAGGCGAAGGGTGCCACCGACGCGCTGTCGGGCTCGTTCAATGTCCTGGGGGACTCGGCCGGCGCTGCTGGGAAGCGGATCGCGTCGGCGATGCAGGCGCTGCCTGGCCAGCTGGCGCGCGTTGGCAAGAGCGCGGCAGAGGTGGCAAAACTGGACGTGGGCGACTGGTTCAAGGAGGCCCAAGCCAGCGGCGTCGACTTCTCCAAGCGCGACGACCCGAAGGTCAAGCAGTACCTTGAACAGGGCGCCCAGTATATCCGGCTGCAGACCGAGCTGGCCGCGGCGCAGAAGAACTTCACCGAATCGCGCAAGGCTTCGTCGGCCGCAGAGCGTGCGGGCGCGAAGGACCGCAAAGCCGACGCGGAGGCAGTCAAGCGCTACGGCGAGCAGGCGGCGATGGCTGCCGCGACCATGGCTGGCCCGCTGGCTGAGGCCACCGAGCGCCAGAAGCAGCTCGAGGACAAGCTGAAGGAAGCGCTCAAGGAAGGGCGCATCGAGCGTGCCGCGTACAACACGCTCGTGCTGGAGTCGCAGAAGGCGTTGGAGCAGTCCAGCGCTGAGATCAAGAAGGCCCTGGCCAGTCCAGAATCGCTGCTGGCGACCATGGACGCCGAGGTGGCCATGCTCGGCAAGGTCGGGCGTTCGCGAGAGCTATCGCGCCGGCAAATGTTGAACGAGCGCGACATGCGGCAGGAGCTGCAGAGGGCCGTGGAGGCGGCAGGCAGCAAGGAGGAGCTGGCCAGGAGGAAGGGCGTTGCCTCCTATGAGGCGTATGAGCAGTCCATGCTTGCTGCGGCTCGCGCCTCGGCCGATCTGTCGCTGCGAGTGGAAGAGGCTGCAGCGAACGTAGAAGCATGGGCCAACGTGCTGGTGTACGGCGTCGGCGATGCCGCAGATGCCATGTCGGACTTTGTTGCGGGCGGCATGCGCGACTTCGACAACCTATGGGACGACCTGAAGGACGCCGCCAAGCGCGGCCTGCGCGATCTCGCTCGCGAGTTCCTGCAGCAGAAGCTGGTGATCCCGATCCAGACGCAGATCCTCAACGGGATGAGCGGTCAGGGCGGTGGGCTGAATCTGCAGAGCTTGATGGGGTTGTTCGGCGGCAACGGCTCGGCGGCCGGCGGGCAGAACCTGAGCACGGTTGCCGGCCTGCTTTCCAAAGGGCAGGGCCTGTTCGGCTTCGGGCGTTCGGCCGGGGCTGCAGCGGGCACCCTGACGGGCTTCGGCGACGTGACCAGCATGGCCGGAATGACCGGTTCCAGCTTCTCCGGATTGATCGGTGGTGGCAGTGCAGGAGCCGGCGCAGGTGCGGCGGGTGCAGGCGCTGCTGGCTCAGCAGCGGCGGCGGTCCCCATCATCGGCTGGATCGTCGCCGGCATGATGAAGAACGCCCAGTTGTTCGACCAGGGCTGGAACATCGCCAATGGTGAGAGCTGGGCCGGCAAAATCGCCACCGCCGGGGCTGTCGGCTTGGCCGACAAGGGGTTCCGTGCCCTGGGCTTCAACGACAAGGTCGCGTCGATCCTGTCTGGCTCCAGCATCCACGCGAAGCTGTTCGGCCGGCAGGCTCCCAAGGTCACCGGGCAGGGCATCACGGGTAGCTATGGCTTCGGCGGATTCGATGGCCAGAGCTACGCCGATATCAAGGCCAAGGGCGGTCTGTTCCGCAGCGACAAGAAGTGGACGCAGTTCGGCGCGCTGGATCCTGGCATCGATCGCACGTTCGATATGGCCGCGCGCCAGGTGCGTGGTGCTGCAACCGATCTGGCCAAACAGCTGGGTGTGGATCTGACCCAGAAGCTTGGCAGCGTGAAGGTTGACCTGGGCAAGCTCCAGTTGTCGGCCGACTCCACTGAGGCCAAGGCGCAGCTGGAGGCATACCTCAGCGACATGACCAATCGGTTGTACACCGAGGCGGTCAAGGCGGCAGGGTTCGGTGGCCAACTTGACGGCTACTTCGAGGCGTCGGATGTGTTCACCGCGCTCAGTGCGTCGATCGCGCTGGCCGTTGGCAACGCCGATGAGTTGGGCCAGGCGCTCAACGGCCTGGAGGTCGACAAGGTCAACAAGGCAGTGGACTACTTCCAGGACCTGGCCAGCGTCGCCGGCACAGACCTGGCCACCCAGGTCGAAAAGGTGACCGGGCTGCTCGGCAACTACGCCAGCCTCATGGCCGATGTGAGCACCCAGCTGATGACGGCCAACCTGACGCAGTACCAGTCGCAGGCGCTGTCGATCGAGCGCACGTATCGCCAGCAGGTGAAGTCGGCCAACGACTACGCCAAGGCGCTCGGCTTGTCCGGCGCTCGGGCGGAGGACCTGGCCAAGATCGAGGCGCTTCGTGCCACCAACATGGGCAAGCTGCAGGCGCAGATCGACAAGGACAAGAAGGCCATGCAGTACGGCCTGTCGATCAGTGACCTTTCGCCGCTGACGGACCAGGAGAAGCTGGGCGAGGCGATGAAGGAACTGGAGCGGGCGGTGTCCGGTGGCGACACCAGCGCCGCGCAGGCGGCCGCACAGGCAGCGCTGGGCTTTGGTCGGAATCTCTACGCCAGCGGGCAGGACTACAACAGCCTGTACGGCCGCGTGAGCGGCCTGATCGACGGCATGAAGGTCGGCGACCTCAACCAGACGGACGGCACGAGCATGGGGGCGCTGGCGGACGCGATCGAGGCGCTGCCGGACAACTTCAGCCGGGCCGTGTTCGACCTGGTCGTTAACAACGACGCCCAGACACAAACCACCGCCGCCGTGCAGCAGAGCAACGCTCTGCTGGCAGAGCAGAACCAGCTGCTCCGCCAACTCGTGTCCACCACTACCCAGGGCGTACGCAATGCCAGCAGTTCAGCGCTGCGCGAAGCACTCAACGCGAGGTAATCAGCAATGCAAGCAAGGAAACTCACGCTGGTGGAAATCGGCGTGGGCGGGCTGCCGTCCGCGTCTCCGGTGGCACCGCGCTTTTCCACGTGGTTCCCGGTGCCCTTCAAGGCGCCGGACGTGCCGCCGACGAACGAGGTCAGTCCCACGCCGGTGGCCGATGGCGTGGTTCTCGAATGGGACGCGGTCAATCTGGAGGGCGTGGTCTACGTCATCTCGCGCAGTGAGAGCCAGGATGGGCCGTGGACGGAGATCCACCGCACCACCGAGACGCGGTACGTCTACAGCGACGGCAGCGGCAAGACGTGGTGGTTCCAGATCACCCCGACCGTTCGCGGCAAGGCTGGCGCCGGAACCGTGGTGGGCGCTGTTCCGCCCACCACCTCCAAGGACCTGGCTGAGCAGCAGGCCAAGCTGGCGGCGGAGATCAGTGCCCGCATCCAAGCGATCGCAGACGAGGCGGCTGCTCGCGCCGCCGGGCTGGCACAGGCGGCGCAGGACCTGATCGCGGAGGCGCTGCTGCGGCAGCAGGGCGTGACCGAGGTCATGCAGGCGATCAGCGCGGAAGCCCAAGCAAGAATCGACGCCATCCTGAATGAAAAGCTGGCGCGCGAAGCGGCGATCACCCAGGAACAGCAACTGCGGCAGAGCGCCGACGAGTCACTGGCCCGCTCGGTGTCGGAGGTTGCAGCCGGCAGCGGCACGCAGTTCGACAGCATCGAGATCTGGCCCTTCAACCAGACGACTGACGGATGGACCGGCAACGGCGCCCCGACGCTCGTGGATGGCTGGCTGCGACCCGCCAACCATGCCACCGCGCCCTGGGTGCAGTCGCCGGTGGCCTTGGCCGTCGATGGCAGCGCCTATCGATTCGTCAAGCTGCGCGTGAAGCGTGTGGGCAGCCCGGCGTGGGGCGGATCCCTACAGTGGATCACGACCACGGATCAGGCATGGAGCACGCAGAAGCTCGCCGTCATCCCGGAGCCGGCGTGGGACGCCAGCGGAGTGGCCACCGTGGACGTGCAGGACATTGCCTGGTGGCCGGCTACGGTCGACGCTATTCGCCTGCAGCTGGGCACCGAGCAATCGGTGGCCAACTACTTCCTGATCGACTACGTCGCCGTCGGACGCCCGCAGCCCGGGGCGTCCGTGGCGGTGGTTCAGGCCGAAACGGAGGCCCGGATCTCGGCCGATGCTGCCGAGGCCGCCCAGCGCAACACGCTGGCGGTGCAGATCCGAGGCAACTACACCGGCTCGGACCCGCTCCAGTTGACCTCTGGCCTGGCGTACGAGGAGCTGAAGGCCCGCGTTGCGGCAGATGCCGCGCAGGTGCGGCGCATCAGCACCATGGAGGCCAGGATGCCCGCGGGGGAGGGTGCGCTGGCTACTGCTGCGTCGGTCACATCGCTCGAGGAGGCCACGGCGACCACAACCGGTGCGCTGGCGCAGTCGATCACGACCATCAATGCCTCGCTGCCGGCGATCATTGACCAGGGCAACAACAACGCTCAGGCGATATCGGATCTCAGCACCAAGGTTACCCAGCATGACGAGACGATCACGTCGCAGGCAGGGCTGATCACCGCTTTACGCAGCGATGTGACCGATTTGGCTGGAACAACTGCGGCTAACACCACCGCCTTGCAGCAGCTGACGACGCGCGTCACGACCGCCGAGGACAAGATAGAGACGACCTCGCAGCAGATCACCCAGCTGCAGACCGGCGTTGATGGGGTGAATGCCAAGGCAGATGCCAATTCCGCTGCAATCCAGGGGCTCACCGCGACAGTCACTCAACAGGGCCAGAAACTGGAGGCGACGGCTCAGGACTTGACCAGCCTGAAGACGCAGGTTGGCGACGTGAACGCAACCGCGTTCAACCAGCTGCAGACCACGGTGATCCAGCAGGGGACCACGCTGGATGCTACCGCTCAGGATTTGACTCAGCTGAGAACCCAGGTTGGCGACGTGAACGCGACAGCGGTGAACCAGCTGAAGACTCAGGTGCAGCAGGACGGGGGCAAGATCGACGCGAACGCCCAGGCGATCCAAGGTCTCCAAGTGAAGGTGGATGGCTACCCAGATGCGGCTGTGATGCAGAGGATGGAAGCCAGCATTGATCAACTGGGTGGCGGTAACCTTCTGCCGAACGCCACGTTCACCTCTGGCCTTGACGGTTGGCCCAACTACTGGGCGCCGGAGGACACTCGCGGCCTGACTTGGTGGACCTCGACGAGCTCGAAGGACGCCGGTGTTCCGATTGGCAGCACGGCCCTGATCACGGCCGGCACGCCGGACCGCGCGGGATCGTTGCTTCAGTGGTGCAACGCCATCACGGCGGAAGTGGGTAAGTGGTACATGGCTTCGGCGTATGCCTCAGGCAACCGATACGTCCAGGTGGCGTTGGAGTTCATGGATGCCAACGGCAACAGCTTGGGGTCCTCGCGTTCGCCCGAAGCCGGCACGCCAGGCGGTGGGCAGCACCTGTCCAGCTATAGCCGGCACTACGTGAAGATGAAGGCACCGCCGGGCACAACTCGCGTCTGGATGTTCCTCATCACCCGTTGGACCTCGCCGGTTGCGACGTTCACCCGTTGGGTGCGTCCGATGTTGGCAGAGGCCACTGAGTCGCAGGGAGCGCCGGGCCCGTGGTCCGCTGGCGGTATGGAGAGCATGGCGTCCTGGTCCATCAACGTCCGTACGGACGGCAAGGTGGGTGGCCTGAGGGTCGCCAGCACCAACGGTGTGGCTGCGTTCGACGTGCTGGCTGACGTGTTCCGTGTGTCGTCACCGAGCGGCGGTATGCGCACGGAGTACAGCGACGGAAACTGGCGTGTTTACGACCAGAACGGGCGTCTGCGTATGCGATGGGGCGTAGTGCCGTGACAGACCAAGGAGGGCTGGGAAACCAGCCCTCCTGAACCAACAGGAGGCGGTATGCAGATCGTGATGGAAGTGAACGATGAAAACGGCAATCGACTGTGGGACCTCGCCAGTCGATTGGGCCTGCTGTGCGGCGTGGCGTGGTCGGATGAAACGCCCGGCAATGGTTTTGCTGCCAATCTGCCGCCTGGGGAGTTCTTCTACATTCCCATCATCCCCTCGGACTCTCTTGGCTACGTTCCCGTGGTTGGTTACGCGAATGGCCGTGTGTACTGGGCACTGAACAAGAATGGCAGCGGTCAGTTCGTCGGGACAATCAAGCCGGTGAAGTTCTACTACGGGATACGATGATGGCAAAGGCAGCAGTAGAGATTCTGAGCGATGCCGGGACTACGCTGATCAGCGAGGACACCCCATCGCTGGTGCTGAAACAAAAAATACGCATCGATGTTTCGCCGGTGACCTACCCAGGAAACAACCCGGGGGGTAACTGGAAGTATGCGGAGATGGTGATCAATGCCGAGGCCCCGATGGTGGCATTCATCGGTGACCCGTATCCGTTCTTCCCCCAGCTTCAGGAGATCGGTCCGAATCAGTTCCGGCTGACGCTGTGGACGAATACGCCCGCGCGCCTGCAAGGCTGGGCGTACGTGTTCGATCGCCCGGCCAACGAGGATGCGCAGTATCTGGCATTGTGGGATGCGAATGGCCGGCTGACGTACGCGCTGGGCGCAAAGCCCATGCGGATCATCGGTGTAGGCGGCGTCTTTCCCAATGGCGGTATGGAAGAGGACAGGTTCCCTGACTTCACCGGCAAGACGGTCGCCGGGGTGATCTGCGCGCCGGCCACCAGCACGTTCCAGAACAGCTTCACCGTGATGGGGATCGGCAACGGGCAGGGCGTTAGCGGGAAGCACGGCCTTTTCGGCAACGCCATCACCATCCCGAAAATCGGGACTGGCGGCTCACCAAACCAGGCCGTGGTCGGGATCGTGATGGCCGTGGATGTGACGAACTACTGACCGGTTGCACCGGATCGAGATGCCGCTGGGGTTCGATTGAAGCGCGCCTATGCGACCTGCTGCAGCAGGTCTTCGCGGTTGTTCCGCGGCGTGTTCACCGCGCGGCTGACCCGATAAGCCTCCATCGCCGGAGGCTCGCTGGCCAGGAGCATCGCCATGGCGTCGTCGGGGCTTGCGGCCAACCACTCATCGATCTGGCCGGCCTGCAGCCACACCGGCATGCGGTCGTGGATGTCGGCCGAGACGCCGCTGCTGTCGCCGGTGATGATGGTGAAGGTTCCCAGGTTGCCGTCGGGCAGCAGCGGGCTGGTGTCTTCCCACAGGCCAGCGGCCAGTAATGGCCCGGTGGCATGGATGAACCAGGGATCCTTCTTCTCGTCGATCGGGCTAACCGACCACTCGTAGTAGCCGGCCATCGGGATCACGCACCGGCGCTTCTTGAACGCCGATCGGAAGGCGGGCTTGGTGGCCACGGTCTCGATGCGCGCATTGATGGTTGATCCCTGCAGGCCCTTGGCCTTGGCCCAGAAGGGCAGCAGGCCCCAGGCCAAGCGGGTGACCTGCCGGCCTTCGCCCCTGTCCAGGATCACTGAGGCGCGCTGCGTAGGCGCCAAGTTGTAGCTGGGCTGGATCTCGGCTAGGCCGGGGGCAAGGTCAGCCAGCCCCGGCTGGCCGAAGTCGACAACGGGGAGCTGGACGAATCGGCCGCACATGGCGCGATTCAGGCCAGTATCGCGAGGGGCATCGTAGGCCCCAACACTTGGTCGCATTCGACCAAGCGGGCGTTGCTGACTGCCTGACGCTTGCCGCATCCACCGCAAGCGAGCAGCGTTCCTCCCGGCATTGTCTCCAGGTCCGGAGCTCTTGAATGGGTGACATGTCTGCACTGGTTGCAGCGGATAGTGATGGCACTTACGTGCTTCAACTTGCCCAGCTCGTCGCGGTCCGCGTCGAGGTCGATAACGTGAAAAAGGCCTGTATCTGGCATTGCTAACTACCGGAAAATTTTGCGCATGCTGCGCTTTGTGGTGCCTGCATCTTGTGACGAAGGTCCGAATTCAGCAACACCCGAATCTGACGCGTTCAGGACGATTCAACGACCTCACGCGCACATGAGCCCGGTGCTGCTACGGTGGTCCTTCATCAAGGAGGTGCGCAATGCCCATCAGGGCGGTTGTATATGTGAGCGGTGCCGGAGAGGGAATCGCCGGCGACAAGCTGGGCCTGTCCAACGGAAAGCTGGATCAGATTGTGGATGACGCCGCCCGGTTCAACCGTAATGCTGGGGTTACGGGGGTGCTCCTCTTCGATGGCGAACGCTTCCTCCAGTATCTGGAGGGGCCGGAAGACGGATTGTCGGTGGCGTACTCCCGCGTGCTGGGTGCGAGCAGCCACAACGGCATCGTGGAGCTGCAGAGGGGCCGGGTGGGACAACGCCGGCTGCCGTTCTGGCCAATGAAGTGGCTTCCAGTCGAGCCCGAGGAGCTTAAGCGCGTGGCCCATGCGGACTGGACCCGGTTCAATCAGCGCGGCGACGCCTTGGCATCCTACGCGACGGCTATGGATCTGTTAGTCGCGTTAGTCGAGCCCTACGCGATCGCAGCCTAAAGCTTGCTGTTCGGCTCGCCGATTTGCTCGGTTAGCACTGTAAGGGCCTGCTGGAAGGCGGCGGCGAATAGCTCGCCGCCATCATCTCGGTGCTTCGCCGCGATATTGGGCAGCAGCTGGAGCCAGGCACCGGAGAGCTGTTCCCGCGCTGGATGGCTGAATACCGCCATGCGCAGGCCGTACTCCAACGCTTTGATGTAGGCACGGTGTACTTCTATTGAGGCTTCGCAGCAATGGAGTCGGTCGAGCAACTCCGATGTTCGATCATTCATTTTGGATCCTCAGTATCAAGTGGTTCGTCGGGCTCTGGATCAAAGAGTGCCAGCAGTCGTTCACGACGTCGCTGCTCAAGCCAGTGATGCCAGATCTCCATTTCGTCCATCAATCCTGTAGCTCCGCAAGCAGGGCACGTAAGCGTGGTTCCCGTTGGATCCTTTTGAAAGCCCGCACCCTCAGTCATCGATGACCTGAGTCCACAGTTTTTGCAGGTTGATCGCACCTGTTCCAACCGGATGATTGCCCCATTGGGCGCAAGCAGAGGCAGGATCGAATGGATCCTGAAAGCGTTGGGAGGGTGCATAGCCGTGCCGCTTGAGGGCTGGACACGGGAGCAAAGGATTCTGCGCCGGAGAAGAGCCGTGAGACCGTACTGTGCTCGCCCTAAGGTGAACGCTTCATCACAGCGGGCTGAACGGTGGTGTGCCTTCGCAGGATCTGCGACGGCCGGTCGTATCCTTCCGGCCATGTATTCGTCCCACGGCTTCCGCACCGCCCCGATCCCCGCTGGCTGGATCCAGACCGGCGAGCGCTGGGCGCTCTGGTACAACGGCCGCGAGACGGCCAGCGTCACGCCAGATGGCGGTCCTGGGGTCCGGCTATGGATGGAAGGCCAGAAGATGTGGCAGGTAAAGGAAGTGCGCGCCGCCAACGTCCGGCAGGCGAAGCGCTACGCCGAGCGCTGGTGTGCGGCCAGGCTCTATCCCGAGCTGCCGCTGCGCCAAGCCGTCGCGCGGCTGACCGACAGCACCCCGATCCAACCCGAGCCGCCGCTGCCCGGCCTGCCGCCAACCCGCCAGCAGCAGCAACAGGCCCGGCGTCTGGCCGAGGCTGGCGCGAAGGAGGTCGAGCGGATCAAGGCGGCGCTTGAACCGCGCAAGCCGCCGACAGAGACGAAGCCCCGAGCGAGGGACGCACGCACCAAGGCGTGGGTGAGGGCAGGGCTGCAGCAGATGCGCCGCGGCGTTTGACCGCCAAGCCTCCAGAAAACTTCCGCATAGCTCCTTGCGACACAGGCGCTACCGCCTGTCTGCTCCAGAAATCAGTTCAATGCAAGTCTTTGATTTGCTTCCACAGTCAGGCAGACTTCTAAGCCGGCGCTCCAATGGCAGGCGGCCCGAGGCCGAACGTTACTTCGCTGCCAAGGCTTCGGGAACGACGAGGTCAGAAGAGAAGAACACCGCCTCATTTGCCCGATAGATTTTCTGGGCGGAATAATTGAGACTATATTGAGCCTTTCTGCTTCTGGAATACATTTCCAGTATTTCAGGTGCATTGTCGTACGACACTAGCCAGCTGCTCGATAGCTCGCCCGACTGCAGGTGTGTAGCGATCTGGGCATGATCGTCAGTCTTGTAGAAATTTCTATAAAGGCCTTTTCCCTTAACAAAGTAGGGAGGGTCCAGATAGATCAATGATCGAGCTGGCAAGAAATCGGCACTGCGCTTAATCAGCGCAAGAGCATCCTCACAGTACACGGTAATTTGGTTGGCATAGCCTGCAATTTTCTCGATGCGAGAGGTAATGACCTCTTTCTTAAAGCGAGCATCAATTTTGTAAGGCCCACTCTGATTCAAGCCGCCGATGACGCCTGCCTTTAGAATGCCCGACCGATTAGTTCGGTTCATAAATAGAGTGGCGAAACCTCGATCCACCACGGATGCTTCTCGCTCTCCTCGAAGAACGGCTCGCCACTGGAACCACTGTTCCATCGTCACTGGGGTGTCGTGCAGCAACCGAAGTAAATCATCCGGGTGTTCGGTAGCGGCTATCCAAAACGCGTGAACAGCCGGATCAATATCATTGATATGAATGTGGGAGGTTACGCCTTCCTGCAGAAGGCACAGCGCTACGCCGGCTCCCCCTGCGTAGGGCTCCAGGTAATGTCCGCTTAGATTGTTCCGCGTCATTGTCTCGATCACAAAAGGTGCAAAAGCGCCTTTGCCACCGGGATAGCGCAACGGGGTATACAGCCTATTGGAGTACACGGCTCATCCGATGTTCACGGGAGGGATGCCCACCTTGGAGTTTATCTGATTTATACGGTCCACGAAAGCTGTTAGGAATTCAGTTGTGTCTATGGTGTGGCAATAATGCGTCACGTATTTTTTGAACGAGGCTACGTCCGAATTTGCCCAGGCCTTGCAGGAATCCATTGAGACAATGCTATCGTCAAGAATGTCTGCCGGTGTAAGTGAAATTATCCCGGCAAGTTTAAAGTCTCGAAGAAAGGCTTCTTGCTCTCGATTAAATTTGCTAAAGAATTCGTCATCATTCTCTAGCGAGCAAATGAAGTGAACTATCCGCCGTTCCAGTCCTAGGTTGTCAGGGTCTGGGAGACGGACAAAGGATTTTTTGTCCTTTATTTTTGCCAGCTTGGTGTCGGGTACATCAGCATCAAACACTACAAAGGAATGTTCGAGGAGGGCTGGGTAATTTATGCATAGGCTCGCCAGGGAAGAGTACGATGTTCCCGGTAGGCCGGACTTCGGTGCGAGGGAGCTGTGTAATGCCACCAGCTTAAGAACGTCTCTCTTCCCCACCGCGCATCGAACAAAGTGAATTGCAAGGTCGTCTTCGCAGAAAACACGCACCTTTCGAGCCTCTGCTGCCTTCTCTGGCGTTTCGAGCGTGAGCTCGGAATATGCCTGTTCGTATGTTGGGTTCTTGAGAATCGGAGTGTTGCCTTTGCTTGCCTTTGCTTTGCTTATGAAATTAATCACGATCCTCTTGGCGTCAAGGCTGGCTTGATGTGCCAAGTATGCGTGCTGAATAAGATGCAGCGAATGAGTGGTAATGACGACCTGAACTTTATATCGCTGCGACCATTTGAGCAGGTAGTCAAATAGCTGAATTTGCGCCACGGGGTGGAGGCTTGCCTCAAATTCATCAATGCATAAAATTCCATTGCCCGAATTTCCATTTCTCTCCGCACGCATAAAGCCAAGGAGTCGATTGAAAATTGATCCTAGGTTATCTTCGCCTGACGAGATGGCTCTCCAGTCGTAGGTCGCCCCAGGTCCAGACGGCGCAAAAGTCGTCTTAAGCTTGGGCTGCACGATAGGCGCGAAGCTCTTATATGAGCTGCTTGGGAATACCGATTCGTAAAAATTCTTTAGTTCGACAGCTTCGGCGCTGCTAAGAGCTTGAGCAGTGGCAGGAATTGCCTTGGTGTCTACCATTGGGTAGAGTCGCTTCAAGTTCAAGAATGAGGTGTTGTAATTAAAGTTGCCATCACCAGCTTCTGCGCCGGAAACTACAACGCGATGCCGGTTCGTCTTTTTTGCGACATAGTAAATCTTGACCTCTTCTGCGAGAATGCCTTTGCTGGTTTCAAGTACCATCTCATAGCTGTAGTCCTCCGTGTCGTGAGCAGGAGATAAGCTGAAGACCTCTGAATAAAGCGTCTTCAACGGGGAGCCAAACGCATCTTTGGCTTCGCCGGTAAAGGGGTGCGCTATGAGGCCCATGATGGAGGTTTTCATCGTTCCATTGCGTCCGGAGATAATCGTCATCCGGCTGCCTAACTCAATGGTTTGGTCTTTAAGTGATCGGAATGCAGATATCCTTATTCCCAAAACTTGTAAGATGGGAATCAGCTTATTGCTCTGGAAGCCAAGTTCCTTCTTTCGCTTGCCTTGATCTAGCTTGTTCACCAAAATTCCCCTGGACACTCGGACTGCTAGCGCGTTCTTCGCGGTTTCTTAACGAATGTTGTGTCAAGGCCGCAACGAATGCAACCCGTAGCTACTTGTAGCCAGAGAAGTCGGCCCACGCCTCCATCAGCAACCTTCGCTTTTCAAGCATCGTTCCCCGCTTGTATGCAGCTTTGGCCTTGTCACGGATCCGGTGTGCCAATGCGGCTTCGGAGAGGTCATCTGGAAAGTCAGTGGTTTCGCTCGCCCAGTCCTTGAAGGTGGATCGAAAGCCATGAACTGTGATGTGGCCAAAGCCCATGCGCTTAAGTAGCGCCAGCATCGCGTTCTCGCTGAGCGGCTCGCTTGTGAGGTCATTGGGGAACAATAGCGCGCGCTGCATGCGTTGCCGCGCGAGTGCTAATGCCGCCGCTGGCAGGGGGATTGTGTGTTCAACCTTCGCCTTCATGCGGTCGCCTGGCACCGTCCATGTTCCGGCCTGGAGGTCGATCTCCCTGGGCGCCGCCCCGAGTGTCATGCCCGTCCGGGCTGCTGTGAGGATGGTGAACTCCAATGCCCGAGCGGCCTCGCCGTGCCGGCGCGCCAGCGCGGCCATGAAGCTTGGCAGTTCCGAATAGGGCAGGGCGGCAAAGTTCTCCACCTTTGTTACGGCCGTCGGCTTGGGCAGGATCATGGCCAAGTGACCGCGCCACCTGGCCGGGTTGTCGCCAGTTCTTTTCTTCTGGACAGTTACCGAGTCCAGAACGGCCTCCACTCTCTGCCGGACGCGGCTGGCCGTCTCTGTCTTGGTTGCCCAGATGGGCCTCAGCACAGCCAGAACGTGATCCGTCTCGATACGGTCCACCCGTAGGTCGCCCAGCAGCGGCTTGGCGTAGGTCTCCAGGGTGCTGGTCCATTGTCCGGCATGCTTCGGGTTGGTCCAGCCGGCCTGGCGCTCTGCAATGTAGGTCACAGCGGCTTCCCAGAAGGTCGGGATGGATGACGTGGCCATCGCGGCGGCGCGCCTACCGGCAAGAGGGTCCTGGCCGGCCTGGATCAACTTCCTCGCGGCATCAGCCGCCACCCGCGCATCAGCGAGACCGATCACATGCAGCGGGCCAAGCCCCATCTCTGGGCGTCTGCCCTCAAAGCGATACCGAAACACCCAGCTCTTCGCCCCGGAAGCGGTGACCTGTAGGTACAGGCCCCCGCCGTCCGCGTGGTAGCCCGGCTCCGTGACTGTGGCTACCCGTCTCGCCGTCAAGCGATTGATCTTCAGACCCAT